TAAAAAAGGCAAAGAGATAATAAAGCCGGAATACACTCTTAGATATATAAAGAAAGAATAAGAATAAAAAGGGAGCATATAAGGGAACTAGGAACATCTTATTAAAGCTAGTTGGTGGGTTAAGCAGATGTTCGAATGTGGGTGTCGGCTATGAAGATAATAAATGTTAATTTAGGTAAAGACTTAAAAGAATTAAGAATTATTCCTATTAGTGATGTTCACATAGGAGATAAATTAAGTAATTTAAAAATGCTAAAAGAGGTATTACAAACAATAAAAGATACTCCTAATGTATATACAATACTAAACGGAGATTTATGTAATACTGCTCTTAAAAATAGCAAAAGTGATGTATATACCGATAGTCTAACACCTATGGAACAAATATTATATTTAACTGAGTTACTAGAACCAATTAAAGATAAAATACTTGTTATAGGAACAGGAAATCACGAAGATAGAATAACAAAAGAAACAAATATAGATGTTATTCATTTGGTAGCAAAACAACTAGGCATAGAAGATAGATATACTAACGGCTGGTGGTATTTATTTTTAAGATTTGGAGAAAAACAACACGGACGTAAAGTTCCGATGTGTTATCAAATAACAGGATACCACGGATCAGGTGGTGGACGAAAGGTTGGAAGCAAAGCTAACAGACTAGAAGAAATGAGTCAAACAGTAATAGCAGACTTGTACATAATGGGCCATACACATAAACCATTAAGTACTAAAGGAGCTATATACATACCAGACTACGGAAACAATACATTAAATAAAAAGCAAATGCACTATTTAATGACTAACTCATTCTTAGAGTATGGTGGATATGGAGAGAAGCTAGGATTTAGTCCAACAGATAATACACCAACAGAAGCAGTATTAGATGGCACTAAAAGAAAGATAAAAGTAATCATTTAAAAGAGGGTGGTATAAATGAAATATATATTAGGAATACTCATTACATTAGTGATGGGTGTTTTTGCATTTATAACATTTATATTAGCTCAATACAAAGAAGAAATATACGAGAGGATAGAATTTAAGGAGTGAGTACTATGGGAGCACCAAGACAATATAAGAGCGTAGAAGACTTACAAGTATTAATAGATAAGTACTTCGAAGATTGTGATACAAAAGACGAACCATATACTATCACCGGTTTAGCATTAGCATTAGATTTAACTAGACAAGGGTTAATTAACTATGAAGAAAGAGAAGAGTTCGTTGACACGATTAAAAAAGCTAAGCTAAAAGTCGAGAGTTATGCAGAGAAACAATTATTCAAAGGTGGTAATACTGCTGGAGTTATCTTCTCATTAAAAAACAATTATAATTGGGTAGATAAACAAGAGATTAAAGCAGATGTAGATACAGATATAACACTTAATATTGATATAGAAGAGTGATAATATGCCTACAATAGATATAAAGATTAAGAAAAGAGTATTTAACGATGTTTATTATCCGTATTTGAATAATAAAGATAGATATTTGATTTTCTATGGCGGTGGATCGTCTGGAAAGTCTTTTTTTATTGCTCAAAGATATATATATAAGCTGCTAACAAGTAAGCGATGTAATCTTTTAGTAGTAAGACAAACCGGAGATACTAACCGAAAGAGTACATTTCCATTGTTAAAACAAGTAATAAACCAATGGAATTTAAATAAGTACTTTAAAGTAAACGAGTCTGATATGCGTATTAAGTTATTGATTAATGGTAATGAAATAGCATTTGCAGGACTAGATGACGTAGAAAAGATTAAGTCAATTACATTTGAAAATGGAGAACTTACTGATATATGGGTAGAAGAAGCAACAGAAACACAAGAAGCTGATATAAACCAATTAAAAGTACGTTTAAGAGGTGGTAAGACTAGTAAACAAATAGTTTTATCATTTAACCCAGTAAACATTAATCATTGGATTAAGAAACACTTTATTGATAGCAAATTAGCTACTGTATGCTTTAGTACATATAAAGATAATAAGTTCCTAACAGAAGATGATAAAAAGGCCTTAGAGGACTTAAAATATACTGACGAATACACATACAACGTATATTGTTTAGGTCAATGGGGTGTATTAGGTAAGACAGTATTTGACGCACGTTTAGTAAGTGCTAGGATACAAGAGCTTCCAAAGGTATTAAAGAGAGGTTACTTCACATATAACGAAGAAGAAGCCGTAAAAGGTCGTATGGTTGATATTAAATGGATACCAGATAGTGAGAATGGATTCATTACAATATATGAAACGCCTAACTTATCAAAGTATTGTATAGGTGGAGATACTGCTGGAGAAGGATCTGATTACTTCATAGGCCAAGTGCTAGATGTAAGAACAGGAAAACAAGTTGCAGTACTAAGACAAGAACTAGACGCAGACTTATACGCAAAGCAGTTGTATTGTTTAGGTTGGTACTATAAGAGTAAGAACCTAAGAGGAGAAGAACAACCAGCGTTAATAGGTATAGAAAGTAATTTCGATAGTCACCCAATAAAGGAGCTAGAACGATTAGGATACCTTAATCAATACATAAGAGAAGAAGAAGATACATATACAGGGAAACTGACTAAGAAATTCGGATTCAGAACGGACCGAAATAGTAGACCACGTGTAATATCTCAATTAATACAAATAGTAAGAGAAAGCGTAAACAATATAAACGATAAGACAACATTAGAAGAAATGCTTACATTTGTTAGAAATGAAAAAGGAAGACCGGAAGCACAAGAAGGAGCACACGATGATTGTATTATGGCTCTTGCTATTGCTTATGATATAAAAGACCAAGTATTATTCGATGAAGAAGTACTGACACCATATAAGACATTAGTCGATGGTTGGGATATTAAGTACGAACATCACGAAGATTATGGAGAAGAAATAACAGTTATTTAGAAAGAGGGATACAATGAAGAAAGCTTTATTAAGAAACTTATTAAAGACTAGAAAAGGACTTCTTAAAGAAGTAGTAAAAGAACTAAACAAAGAAGAACCTAAGAAAGAAACAAAGAGAAAAGCAAAAGAGGTTAAATAATGAATGATTTAACTATTGTATTAATAATGGTTATAGCTGCATTAAGCATAGGAGTATCAAATATCCTATGTTTTTTATTTGGTTTTAGAACAGGTCTAAAAGTAAATAGAGTAGCAGAAGATAACGAACCAATTAAACCAACACTTCCAAAGATAAAGAATCCTATGGAGATATACAAAGAAAAAGAAGCACAAAAGGAATATGAAAGAGAAATAGAAGATATTCGTAAAAGTATAGAAAACATAGATAACTATGGAAGTGATAAACCACAACAAGAGATATAAGGGGGTGTAACAAGTGGATCTAGAGAATTTAAAAGAAACGGACATATGGACGCTATACGAACAAGGTAGAAACTATTGTCGTATGCAAGGTATGTTTAGAGATACTGATAACAATTATAGAATGTATAACGGTAACCAATGGGAAGGAGTTATTGTAAAGGGAATAGAACCAATACAAGAAAACTTCATTAAACCTATTGTTAAATACAAGATAGGAAATATAACAAGTAATCTATGGCAAATTAATTTCAGTAGTGAAAACTTTGAAGATGAAAACTTCAGAGAAACTGCTGATAAGACTTGCGAAATGTTAAATAGAAAAGCTCGTAAGACTTGGGAAAAAGACGGAATGGATTATAAGATACGTCATATAGCTAAAGATAGTGCTATTAATGATGAAGGCGTTATGTATGCTATGTATGATATGGATAACCAAGAAATTATAAATGAGGTTATAAGAAAGAATAATATCTTCTATGGTAATGAAAACGATGAAGATATACAAAACCAACCATACATAATCATTAAAAGACGTATGCCAGTAGTAAATGTTCACGAAATGGCCTTAGCAGAAGGCGTAAGTGAAGATAAACTTGATTTAATCATAGGAGATAAAGATACATTCGAAAATAGTGGAGATAGTGCTAAATATGAAAAAGATGATATGTGTACTGTCTTAACTAAGATGTATAAAGAGAATGGTAGTGTACATTTCGAAACTGCTACTAAATATGTAGAGATTAAGAAAGATACTGATTCAGGACTTAAATTATATCCTATCGCTCATATGATATGGGAAAGTAAAGAAGGATCAGCAAGAGGAGAAGGAGAAGTAAGACACCTTATTCCGAACCAAGTAGAAGTAAATAAAATACTTACTAGAAGTGCATTAGTAGTTAAATTAACTGCATATCAAACTAAAGTAGTAAATAAAGATAAGATAGCAAACTATGGAGATATTAGTAAAGTAGGAGCAACTTTATATACTAAGAATAGTCAAACAATAGACGATGTAAATAAAGTAGTAGGATACATTAATCCAGCTCAAATGTCGCCAGATGTAGAGAAACTAAGAAATGAATTAATTAAGACTACAAGAGAGTTAGCTGGTGCTGGAGATATAGCAACAGGACAAGTTAATCCAGAAAGTGCAAGTGGTAGAGCTATATTAGCAGTACAACAAGCTTCACAATTACCTTTAACAGAACAATTAAGTTCATTAAAGATGTTTATAGAAGATGTAGCTAGAATATGGCTAGATATGTTGACAACATACTCAATGGAAGGTTTAACATTAGAAGAAGAAGTTTTAAACCCTGAAACAGGGGAAGAGAGCGTTGAATTAGTACAAGTACCACAAACAGTAATGGAAGGTCTTAAAGCTTCTGTAAAGGTCGATATAACACCTAAAGGAGCGTTTGATAAATACGCACAAGAATTAAGTTTAGAAAATATGCTTAAAGCTGGTTTATTTAATGTTCAAAGATTATCAGAATTAAAGAGATATGTAGAAACATTAGATGATGACGCAGTAGCACCAAAGGCCAAGTTAGAAAAGATAATTAGGTCAATGGAAGAAGAACAAGAAAAGATAGCTATGATAGACGCACAAGCTCGAATGATGGAACAAAGAGCTAAGATGTTTATAGATAGTGATCCAGACGCACAAGCCAGTAAAATGGCCGAAGCAGCACAACAACCAATGGTAGAAGAAGCACAACCAGTAGAGTAGTGCTTTTTTTATATGGTCTGAGCATTGAAGACCTTACCAAAAACTCATATGGAATATACGAGAAGCAAACTCACACAAATAGGAAGGAATTAGTTATGGAAAATAACGAAGAACTTGTAACAAATGTTACTGAAAACGTTGAAGAACAAGCAACAGAAGAACTTGTAGAAGGTGCGAAGGTAGAAGAAGAAACTACTGAGGAGCAACCAAAAGGGAAGTTTTATACAGACGAAGAACTAGACGGAATTATCAAGAAAAGATTAGGTCGTCAAGAAGCAAGACTTCGTAAAGACTTCGAAAGAAACTATGGAGCAGACTTAGAACTAGCAAACATAGTTAAACAAGGCATTGGAGAAGAAGATACTTCAAGTGCAGTAAGTAGAATGGATAAATTCTACAAAGAAAATGGAGTAGATATTAAACCATACCAAAGAGCTTTATCAAGTAGAGATGAAGAAATATTAGCTAAATATGAAGCAGAAGATATTATTTCGGCTGGTTATGACGAATTAGTAGAAGAAGTGGATAGATTAGCTAACATTGGTGCTGAAAATATGACACCAAGAGAAAAACTAGTTTTTTCAAAATTAGCAAGTGAAAGAACTAAACAAGAATCTTTAAAAGAATTAGCAAGTATTGGAGTAGGTAAAGAAGCATTAGAAGATAAAGATTTTATCGAATTTGCTAAAGACTTAAACCCAAACTTATCAATTAAAGAACAATACGAAAAGTATTCAAAGTATAGACCTAAGCCAAAGGTCGAACCAATGGGGAGTATGAAGGGAACAACAGAAAAATCTAATGAGGTAAAAGACTTCTATACAAGAGAGGAAGCAATGCAATTTACTAAAGAAGATTTTGATAAGAATCCAAAACTATTTGAAGCCGTAGAAAAATCAATGCAAAAATGGTAAGTTCAACAACCTATTGGAATTAATAGGAGAGGAATGATTTATAATGGCAGTAACAAATTTTATCCAAACAATATGGAGTAAAAAAATTCAAGACGATCTTGAACTTAAAACTAAATTAGTAGACAATTGCTTAAAGGAATATGAAGGAGATTGTAAATATGCACAATCTGTTAAAATTCTAGGAGTAGGAGAACCTACAATCGGTGCTTATACTGGTGCTGAAATCACTATCGAAGAAATGAGCGACAAAGGACAATTATTAACTATTGACCAAGCAAACTATTTTGCTTTCTATGTTGATGATATTAATAAAGCTCAAAGTGTACCTGGATTAGCAGAAGAATATCAAAGAAAAGCTGTTCACGGATTAGCAGTAGCTAGAGATACATATATCGCTAACTTAATCAAAGGAGCTTCTAATGTTACAACTGCAACTGGTTTAACTCAAGAAGCAGTTAAAGAAGCTATCGACGCAGCTATCGTAGCATTAAGAGAAAGAAACTTCGATGAAGAAGGTGTTATCGAAGTATCACCAGCAGTTTATAACGTATTTAAAAATGAATTAATTACATTATCAACTAACAACCCTGAATATATCAAAAAAGGTATTGTTGGTATGTATGATGACTTCAAAGTTATTATGTCTAACAATATGGCTAAAGATACTACTCACGTATATTGCGACGTTAGAGGTAAAAAAGCTATCGCATTTGCAGGACAAATTAATGAAGTTGAAGCATTACGTGCTGAAAAACTATTCAAAGACATCGTTCGTGGTTTAGATACATTTGGTGCTAAAGTTATTGACGAAGCTAGAATTCAAGTTGTTAAAGTTCCAGTAAAAGCTTAATAAATACTAATTTAAGAGGGCTACGGCTCTCTTTTTTCATTGTAAGAGTATGTCCGGTGCAACTCCGGAAACAATGACCGAAGGAGATGTGTTATGAAGTTATTATGTTTTTTAAAAGGGGTTTTAAGAACGTTAATTACGTTTCAACCAGTAAGTGGACACGATTTTGTTGAAGTGTACAACAATAAAGATGTTCAAATATTAAAATGTGATAAATGTAATGAAATGTCCGTAGGATTTAAAGGAGATTTATAATATGCAAAAATTCATTAGAAAACCAAGTATAGATATGGAAGTAGGAATAGTAGTAGATAAAGATACTACATTAGAATACTCAAACGATAACGTAGAACAAAGTTTAAAAGACTTAACATTTAAGTCAATTACTAAGGTTAAAGGCGACGGATTCGAAAGTGAATATCATACAACTATCTATTTAAAAGAAGGCGATGTATTGATATTAGAAGAAGATGGACGTGGTTATATTAAACCAGTAGAAGAATTCGTAACAGTTAAAGAAGCAATAGAAGAATTAGAACACATTAAAGACATTTAAGGGGGTGGAATAATGTTTAAAATTGATTCTGATAAAACAATACATATAACACGTGGAGATATAGGAACTATATCAATAGGAGCAAAGATAGAAGGAAGCGACTATGAGTTCTTAGAAGGCGACGTAGTAAGATTTAAAGTATTTAGATCTAAAGATTGTGGCTGCATAGAATTACAAAAAGATGTAGTTGTAGAAGCAACAGGAACAGGAATTAATATTAGCTTACAAAGTGATGAAACAAAAATCGGAGAAGTAATAAGTAAACCAAT